ATCCTTCACAATTGCTTTCCGATATAAAATTTTTTGTAAAGCAACTATAAAAGGTAATATTGTTGTTTAGCTCACTTATCATACTATTGTTATTCTTAATTCCATCCTCCATATGGTTTAATCGTGAGGCACTCCATGGTGTGCCTCCGCCTGGTCCGTTTTTCCATAATTGTTTTACATATTCTATAAAATTCATATCGTCTGTTTCCTTTCTTAATCAAAATCTAGACCCATTCACTATTTCCAGGGCTATATTTATATGAAGCAATTATTGTGTTATCTATATAAATACGAAGATATGTGCCATCCCAGCCAAATGAAATATCGTTATCTGAAGTCCTATTTAAAGCTGCTCCACACCAACCAATATTTTGATTATATAATTTAAAAGAATCTGTCTTTATTCCTCCTATAACAGATAGAGCACAATCCTTATAATAATTAGTATTATTATTACAAATGCGAACATATCCCTTGCCTATTTTTGTGTATTTTTGAGAATTTGGCTGATACCATAATGTTATACTATCTCTAAGCACTGAAACTTCTGTGCCAGCGGATCCAGTTATAATAAGTCCATCTCCACTGCCATCATCACTATTAGATACCAATGTAAGTGTATTTATATTTTCTTTATTTCTTGCATGTATTCCGTGTGGATGTATTAGAGTATATGTATTATTGGTTGTATCAAGCATCTTAAGATATCCACCAAAAAGACATGCTTCAGAATTAAATGTATTACCTGACTCTTGCAATTGACCATACGAACACATTTTACCTTCTGCTGTTATAAAGAATGTATAATCAAACACATTATTCTTTTCCTTAGTAACTTGTAATATATGCGTTGATGGCTTTTCTGCT